GCTATGGATGTATCTATTTCAAAATACGTTGTACCTTTAACTAAAGGTGAACCATCTATTTTAGTTGTAGGTTTAACATCTGTCGATAATCCGTATTTCTCCATTGAATTACCTTCTATTGATGTTAATATAAGATTATTTTTATTGTAAGCACGACCTTCATCATCACGTAATATGCTCATAGCTTTACCTCCTCATAATAAAAAGGATGGGGTTTTAAGCCCCACCCCTAGTTGGTGTTAATTCCTATACCGTACCTGCTGATCCGATAATTCCTCTCCAATCAGAGACACCGAAGCTGTAACGCATATAACCACGATATTTCGCAACGAACGTATCGAAGTCCTCATCCCATTTAAACTCAGGCTTAATTCTCCAAAAGAAGTTAAGTTCATGTCGTGAAGCATCTTGTAAGAACCAGTGAGTATCACTACCACCACCTGCACTTCCAAGGTAATCCATAACAACAATCTCAATACCGTAACCATTAAGGAATTTATTCGTATCATTCAAATCAGTACCACTTAACTGATTAGATTTAAGCAAACGAATAGCAGTATCTTCTAATGCAGGTGGAATAATTAACTTAGTAGCTTTAAACTGTGCTAAACCACCTGCTTCATCAGGAGTTTCACGGAACAACTGTAAAGCATTTTTCAAGTTCGCATCATTCAGAACACCAGTAGCTAAGTTACTACCTGTACCTACACTATCAAGTAATGGATGAATAGCAGAGAAAAATGCTTGACCATCATAAATTGCACTAGCACCAACACCACCAATTTCAGTAGAGAAACCTTGAAGTAAAGGAAGCATTGCATCCTTCTCAACCTTTGCACGACCCGAACGAGCCATAGCTTTAGGCATTTTCTCCATCTGACGGTACTGATCATCGTCATACATTTCACGAGTTACCATGAAACCTTGTGTGAAAGCTTCGTGAATGTACGTTCTTTCTAAGCCTGGGCTAAGAGTCTTGTAAGCTACTGTATCATACTGAGATGTACGTAACTCCCAATCTCCAAATGCACCCATACCCCAATCATGCTCACGTGCTTTGTCCGATGTTTCCATATTATAAATGCGAGAATATTGCTCAGCTAACTCATCATAAGTTTCAAAGAAAATCTTACGAAGACCTGGCTCAAGTAATTGACCAAAATTCTCTTTATTATCACGGTCTGTTGGTGTATAGCCATGTGAATTATCAACAGTCGGTTGTACGGGTGTAGCAAATAATTGTAAATCAAACATAAATTGCTTTTCCATGTAAGTCACCTCTTAATCTATTATTTTTTTTCACGCCATTTTGCATACTCAGTTGGAGACATTTTCATCATACTTGCAACCTTGACCTCTTGTGCAGAGAGTTTTGGTTCATCTGCTACTTTAGGTGCACTACCACCTGGTTGTATAATAGATGTTGTATCTTGATTTAATTGTAACTCTTGTCTAAGTTCTTGTCTAAGTTGTTCCTTGATTGACTCTATATCAACTTGAGGGGGTTCACTAATTGGTGTAACAGGTTTATTTAGCTTTACTAATTGGTATGCATCCTCAAGACCTAAGTTCTTATCATATGCCATTTGTATAACCTCAGTTTCATTAAAATCAGCATATTTAGTTGATAGTTTCTCAATATCACGCTCTAGTAAGAGATCATGATACTTTGACTCCATATCNCGCATACGAGAATGNGCAGGGTCAAGTTGCGGTAAATTATACTGTTTACTTAACTGNTTTGCTTGCTCAGGGTCTTGTTGAAGNTGACTGTACACTTCAAGTGCTTGATCTGCTTCTCGCCTGTGTTGCGCAAGTTCTTGAGTCTTCTTTGTATAATCAGATTGTCTTAAATACCCCTTTTGTAACTCATCTAAAGGTACTTCGCCAAACCCTTCGATAGTAATGGTTGTGGGTGCATCTGACTTAACTTCTTCAGGCACGATTGGTACAGCCTCTTTTGTTCCTGTCTCTGTTGGTGTAGGTTGATTTGATCCCTCTTGTTCACCGCTTTGGAGAATAGGCTCAGCTTTACTCGGTTCAGTTTGTGCATCAGCAGGTTGCTCCTTTGTTTGAGAGTCCTTTGTTGCAGTTTCTTTCTCTTCTTTTACCATTGCTCTATAATCATCAATATTCATAATTTCCTCCTTGGAGTTCTTAATTTAAGATTATTCCAACATAATTAGCGTAAGAGTTCTTCTAACTCAGGGTTCAGTGTTAAGAGTGTTTCTAACTCTTCATCAGATAAATCTTCAAGTCCTTCAAGTATATCTTCGGGTAAACCATCTAACCCATTAATACCTTGTTCGGGCATACCTTCACCAATACTAGGTTCATTTTTTCCACTAGCAGGTTTAGCAGGTTTGGCACTTCCCTCACCTGAAGACTCTAACTTTTCAGCATCTTTGTACCCTTCGTTATAAGAGTTATTTTTGATTTGGTCTATTTTTTCATCCTCCGCTTTCTCACGTTCCATTGTATCACGCTCTTCTTCTAACTGTACAATTTTCTTGTTAACATCTTCCAGGGCAGTTGTGAGTTCGTCAATCACTTCAAAAGTCTGTTCATCATTCTCGTTAGACTCCTTTGCAAGTCCTTCAAGTGCCTGACTCATCTGTTCAGTCATTTCAACTAATTGATTGATTTGTTCCTCAATTGCTGTTTCCTTTTCTTCCATACGTTCCATAAGAGATGCTTTAACCTCAGAAGGAAGATATTCCACTACTGATTGTCTATCAACTAACGGTTGACCATCAGGCATTTGTGTTTGTGCAAGTCTAATCATGAGATCAAGCATAGCTCCTCTATTAACTGGCATTGTACTACCTGCTAGAATACGAATGTCATAGTCTTGCTCTAACACACGTTTAGTGAAGTTCTTGAAATCATAAGAGCCATCAATCTTGACAGTTCTAATCCAACGATCATCTTTCCAAAACTGCTTCATACGTGAATACCACATCTGAGCCAAATCAGCTAAACTATCTTCCATGAGTTTAACTTTTAATCTGATACGAGCCTGACCAGCTTCTTGAAGTGCAAGCACACCTTGAGCAGTATAAACGCCAGTTTGACTACCACCCTTAACAGAATTAAATACTCCACTGATTTGTTCAATATCTTGCTTATAAGTTTCAACTGCATTAATCACGTAGTTAGGCATATTAGGTGGTTGCTCTCTTCTTACCTCACTACCTTGGTTCTTACGAATAACAAGTCCAGGTCTATTGGTAATCTTACCTTGACCAATACCACTATTCTTATCAATAATCCAAGGCATATTTGCAGTTGCTTTAGCATTATCTAAGATGGCATTATTTAATTCATTCATGTATTTCTGAGGACTTAATAATTGAGCTACCTCACCCTCACCCCAAAACTTACCTGGAATATCATAATCCTTTGTCAGTACAAAAGGGAACTCCTTATCATCATAAGGTACAGCTTTATCTGATAGGATAATTCCTAGTTCGGGACAAAGTGTAATGACACGACCATTAGGGTATTTAAGTTTCTTTGTACCTTTCTCATAATCATGCTCAAAACTAGTATAATCACGTGTCCATACTTCTAGCACTAAAATCTGATTATCAATACGAGCATTCTTATCATTATCATGGACTAGTTCTCCATAATTGATTTGACCACCAGTAAGGTTATCAGCCTTATCAGGAAATAAACGCCTCAATCTCTCTTGATGGCGATACGTAGCATATATGATGTATTCAGCATCTTCAACACTAGTAGCGAGCGGATCAGGGAAGATATTAAAAGGATTAACAGGTACAGCCTTGACATTTTTAGCCTTACTATCCCACGGTAAGAACCAAACACTAGTACCAACAACTAATGTTGTAATAAGTTCCTGAAATAACTTCTTACTCATCTTCTCTCTATCCCATTCATATAGAAATGCCTGTTGTAAGTCATTAGCAAATTTCATACCATCAGGGTTACGTGGCATAGCTTGAAACTTAGGATCATTGTCTAACATAATAGGTCGTATTGTCTCAATAACAGAGAATACATAATTACTTACTAAGTCAGATTTATAATCAGGTCTAGTTTCATTCTTAAAGTAATCGCCATTGTAAGCGTCCATGTAAGTAGACCATAATTTTGTATATGGTGCTTTCGTAATCATTGAGTCTTTGAATTTAAAATTCCAATAGCTTGCAAGATTTTGTTCTTCATAGTTATCATTCTTTTTAGACATAATAGACCTCCTTTATAATTATTCTGCTACCTCAAGCTTTTCTTCCTTTTCAAATATAGGATCAATAATATCGTGAACAATCATACGTTTGTCACGTTCATCTATTGGTATTTCAGGGGTGTAATATTCTCCCTTACCTTCCAATAATAATTGTAACATAATTGCTAGAGCCATGACAGTATCATCATGACAACCACTTTGAGCATTCGTCTTACCATTGTCCTCAATGACATAAGAAAGCATCTCACTTATAATGAGGTCACTATATATACCTAAGTGATACTCACGAACAAACTCTGCAAGCTTATCAATCATGAGTGGTTTTGTCTTAATTGTTGTCTGCCAACCTAAACGTTTTGTTACTTCATCACTGAACTTGTCATAGGACTTACTGTGAAATAAATTCCAATACTCTAACTTCTTAATTGTATTCAGTGTTGTCAAACCATGATTATTACTCTCTACACCAAGATAAGCATAGTTATAATACCGACCTAACTTCACCAATTCATTACCAAAAAGGTCAGGGTCAATGTGACCATGCCACATAGCAACAACATCAAAACTACTATTACCCACAGTGCCACACGAATAATCTCCGCTAGAAAGACCCTCAGCAACGTCACCACCAATTGAATATTCTTCACCAGGTATAGGTTCTTTCCAAATTGAAATGTAGCCTTTCTCATCTTCAAGAAATTCAACCTTATCATCCTTTTCTATTAAGTAGCCACGTGTAATACAAGGCTTTGTAATAGTTTGATACTTACGTAAGGACTGTACTGAGAATTTAGGTCTACCAGAACTAATAAAACTCTCTTCAGGTGTACATGGATATTCTTGCATAAACAATATCTCATCACCTTGGCACTTATTCGACATTGTGTGTCTTCGCCAGTTTAACTGTTCAAAGCTTAATTCATGTTTAAGCATAAGATCATGCTCATAAGTATAGATAGGTCTACCTTCTCTATCACTTGATACGAGCATAACTTCTTCAATAAATTGAGTTTTCTCACCATCTGTACGGAAGTCTCTTGTATACTCATCTTGGATAAACCAAGGTAAGAACACTGTTGTAAATTCATTCTCTCCACGCTCAGCTTTCATCCACATATCATGAAACCAATCACCCACACCATTGGCAGTAGACTCCATAACAACCATTGTATTAGGTTGCTCAGGAACGGATTGTAATAGACCTAACATAGTCGTTTTCGCATCAGGAAAAAACGCTACCTCAGATGCATGTATGTTATGGTATGTCGCACTTCTCCCTACCTCTCCACTACCTGCTGTGGCTATACTAATCTTACTACGTAAACCTGGGTTTTTAGCCTTTTCCTCATCATCATTGGTAGGATTTTCAAAGCTTAACACTTTACCGTTAGCATACTTCTTCATAGGTTTTATCAAATCAGGTATATTTTCATAATAAAGTTTACTCATATTAAATAAATTACTAGAAGCCTGTTCTTCATGTGCTATGATGAGAGAATTCTTATTCTCATGGGTATTAGTATCTTGAAAGATTAATCCCTCGAAAAGAGTAGATAAACCCATCTGTCTAGCCTTGAGAACAATATAACGTAATGGTCTTTTAGCCTTTTTATCAGCATTGATTTTATCCATAACAATACGTTGTGCATTATTTAATTTAAAAGGGATAACGGTAGCTGTTTTATCCTTGATATAAAGGAATTTTTCTATATACCACTCAGGAACGTTACGCATATTATAAAAAAAGCGTTGCTCTTTACTTAGTTTCATCAGTATCAGCATCCTTCTTTTGTCCAAAACCAATTACCCAACAGGGTTCACATACCTCATGTATATACTCCATATCATCAGAGAAAATATATGTTTTTTTCATGACCTTTCCACATCTACAACAGACTTCATTCTTTTTATTCATCATGACTGCTCATATTCATCGTCACACTCCTCAAATTCCATATCAATAGTGGAGTTAATTAACTCTTTCATCTTCTGTTCAATGGTCGTAACTGTCTTATCAATTTTGATCTCTGTTTTCTGTTTATGACCACCACGGTCTAGCACATCTTTAACTGCTTGAAAGGCAACCCCATCAATGGGTGAGTCCATAAGTTCATGTAGCCGATTTACAGCCTTGTTTGTCAGAGTCTTTAACTGAACCCCTACTAAGTGATGCGTAACTTCTTGCATATCAGTAATAGCAGATTGAACATCTTTACGTTTCATCCACCCACTGATTGTATTAGGGTGTACTTCAAGTAGCTGAGCTAACTTATTTAACGTGTACTGACCAGTCATATAAAGATGGATAAACCTCTGAACCTTCGGAGGCATATCAACTAAAGGATGGTCATTGTCACTCTCATCAATTAGAGAGTTATGATTTTGTACCATCAATTCTGACTCCTGTTGCAACGTGCTTGATGTAAGACTCTCCTTTTTTGTAGGCATTAAATCCCTCTCCCATCATTCGTTCAAATACTACGTCCATATCAGAAGCACCTTTAATTTCCATAATTGCCTCATGTTCCTCATAACAGAGTATACCTTTCAAATACAGCACATCAGCGAAAAACTTAATCGTACACTTATCTAAACCCAAATAAAAAACCCCCTAGTCAATATATTCAACGTCAGGGAGTTCGCCATGCTTGTCAGATATGATATTGTGGGGTAGGTTTTTAACAAGGGGATGAGTCTCTTCTGCGTTGATGCCATGCCTTAAAACATTC